TCCAATTACCAATTCTATTAAATATCCGCCACATCACGGGGTTTCTTATGCTTGCAGTTCCCTTAAATTGAAAACACATCACTCACCCTCCTTCAGTGCGGCTCTAGCAATGGATTGTCCCCAGCCAGAGCCTTCATAAGCTATCAACTGCAACGATTCTTTATATTCTTGGTTTTTCCTCACGACCGCAATCATATAATTAAGGGCGTTCTCGCATTGCCTCTCAGCTTCAGAAAGTTTCTTTTGTAACGAGATAAGGTGGTTCATTGTAATAAAATCAGCATGTCGCTCGATTGCCTCACATCGGTCTAATCCAAACCTAGTCATCTAATAATCACCTTTATCTTAACCCCGTGGAATAATTCAGCTGCCTTCTTCCTAAGACGGTAGGCCGCATCCTTGGCTGTCCCAGTCGACTTCAGCTCTTCAATGATCCGTTCACCATTTTGCGTGTAGGCAAAGTCTGCCGTGTAGGTGCAGTAGTGCTGATTATTAATAGAGACGCGAAACTCAGGCTGGAGTTCAAGGTCCATTATCTGTCTGGCTTTTACCCACAGCTTGAGTTCCGCGTATCGCTTCATCTCTTTCTTGGACGCAAATGCAATACCATCAAGCGTCCGATCCTCGATTGGCGACACAGTAAATCTATTTTTATTTTTTTTCATAGTCAATACCCCTTGCAAATAATTTTTTAGCGATTTATGTATTGCTTGCCACATAAGGCTATTTAAGGAGTATGACATGGCTACTTCGTTTTTCAACAACATTGATGACTTCTCGATTGCGTTTACCTACTCAACGGATTCGAACAAGACAGTGATGAACATTTTGATCGATACACGGCCTCGGATAGAGGGACAGGCTACTCAACATGAGGAAGTTGTTTTGATGTATCACGGGACTCCATCCCAGCTGCGGAAGAAGCTGGCCACTGAGTTAAAGCACTTTTTAGAGGCACAAGATGACTGATGCATTTGGTAAAGAACTGCCAATCATAGAAGGGCATGAAACTGGATTATATGCAGCGGGAGGCTGCATTGTACTTTGGTTTTTGGTTTATTCGGCCATGCGACAGTTTGATATATGGAGGGCTAAGAAGAAGAAAGAAATTGATCCACACGCAGAACATGAGAACTTAGGGAGCCACTAAATGACTGATAATGCCTTGGATGGTCTTGGATTAACCACAGACCAAAAGAATTTTCGAAAAACTGTAATTGGCGGATCAGATGCCAATATCATTATGGGAGGAGACAATGAGAAAATTCTCAATCTTTGGAACCAGAAGCGTGGCGTAGCAGATGGAGAAGACCTGTCTGATGTGTTGCAGGTCAACCTTGGTCAGTTCACTGAACCATTCAATCGTGCGTGGTTTACCAAGCAGACCAAGCGGGAAGTTACTAATGCAGGGGATCAGATGATTTGTCTGGATCATCCCTTCATGGGCTGCACCCTTGATGGCTTGACGGATAGCAGCAAGACGCTTTGGGAAGCCAAGCACGTTTCGGCTTTCTACAAAGAGGAGGACGTTCTGGAGAAATATCTTCCGCAGCTGACCCATAACATGATTGTTTGCAATCTAAGAGCAGCAACGCTGTCGGTAATCTTTGGCAATCATAAGTATGTTGCACTGGATATAGAACTCGATGACGCATATGCGGCTGACCTGATCGCAGCTGAAGATAACTTCTGGCATTGCGTCCAGAATGAGATTGAGCCTGTCATCGTGGCCCAGAAATATACTGGCCCAGTCGTAAAGATTGTAGACTTCACTGGAAACAATGCTTGGGCATCAAATGCCAAGGATTTCCTTGAAACAGAAGCCTACGCCAAGAGAAACACCAAGTCCAAAGACGCTATCAAGAAGATGATTGATGCTGATGTGGCTGTCGCTACGGGGCATGGAATTATTGCAAAGCGCTCATCAAGTGGCGCTATTACCATTAAGGAAGCATGAAATGAAAACGTCTGAAGCAATCAATGAAATCTCCGCTGCACTGGCTAAGGTGCAGGGAGAAGTTTCTAACCCTGTGTTTAACAAGACTAACCCACACTTTAAGTCATCCTATGCTGACCTATCATCAGTTTTGAATGCAGTACGTCCACCCCTATCTAAAAACGGTATCTCATTCATGCAGCTGACCAATCTAGAGGATTCAGGTCTCGTTCTCTACACCCGCCTTGTTCACTCCAGTGGTCAATGGATCGAGTCGGTCTATCCAGTTACTGCATCTGGGAAGCATCAAGAGATTGCAGCGGCCCTGACTTATGCCAAACGACTAAGTTTGTCGGCAATTGTCGGAGTTTCTGGCGAGGATGATGATGACGGCAATGCAGCCAATACCGTTCCTGTTGTTGCCAAGGGAACACCACGGGTAAAACCAGAAGCATCTCAACTCGGAATTCCTGAAAGCGTTTTAAAGATGGAAGAAATTCTTCTTGATCTTGATAAATGCGCCAGCAAGGAAGACCTGCAAAAATGGGCGACTACCAACTCTCAGACAAAGCAGACCCTTGCTGATGCTCACCAGAAGCAGATCACTCAGGCTTTTCAAGCTGCTCAAGAGCGAATCCGTGATATACTGGTTAAGGCAGTATGAGCAATCAGCCTGTCATTATTGTCCGCCGTAACGGGGATAAATTAATCCCCGTTACGGAGTGGGATCGGGAGCGGCTGCTCGATATACCAGAAGGTAAAGACCTATCAATTCGGGTTTCACGGACACGCAGCGCAAAGCAACACAGATTATTTTGGGCCTTGATGCAAATAGTTGTGGATAACCATCCCTACTATGCACGTGGAGAGCAGCTGGTTGAATGGCTAAAGATACGCCTTGGATACGTTGATGAGATTATGTTCCACGATGGGAGCATGATGACGAAGGTTTCGTCCATCTCGTTCACGTCAATGGGACAGGATGAGTTTCAGAAGTTCTTTAATCTGGCTCTTCACACCATTGTCTCTGAGGTATTGCCAGTTAGCAGGGAGCAGTTGTTACAAGAACTTGAGGCCGTGATCGGGGAAAAGGTCGAATCATGGGTGAAACGATGAAAATCAAAGTATGGACGCAAGTAGAGCGGGATAAGTGCATCGAGCTGGCTAAGGAAGGTTGGTCCAGCACAAGCATTGGTGCTCGCATTGGGAGAAAAAGAAATTCGGTAATAGGTTTTCTTTTCCGATCAGGAGTACCACTCATGGGCAACAAAAATCTTCCACCGAAGGCTACGACGAAAAAAGAAAAGGTTGGTTTGAGGGCAAGGGTGAAGCCATTCAACCCTGCCATTAATCGTCCGCAGCCAGATCCTGAGTTAACTTTGTTGATTAAACAAACAGTCAAATCTGGTTATGGCCATACAAAGTTCGTGGATGGTCGGTTCGATCAATGCCAATGGATTGTTCAAACAGCAATGGTAGATAAGCCGACAATGATATGCGGCGATCCGGTGAAGAATTTTGGCTGTCGATGGTGCAAAGATCATTACCAAATTGTTTATGTACCAAGAACCGATCAAAAGAAATTGGTTTCAATAGCGGAATTTGATTGGAAAAAAGAAAAATGATCGAGGTAACTTTAACTCCATCAGAGCTTTTCGTTTCATCCCATGTCGGGTGTTTAAGGCATATTTCATCCATTCAACGGAAATTGCCCAATATCGTTGCTGGGTCAAAAGATGATTGGAATAGTGATGTTGATGGAGCATCAGCTGAAATGGCTGTAGCGAAACATCTTGGAGTGTACTGGAACCAATCGGTTAATGCTGGGAAGGCTCCGGACGTTCTAGAATATCAAATCCGGTCTACATCTCATCGAAATGGATGCTTGATAATAAGAGAGAGGGATAAGGTCGATGCCACTTACATTTTGGTCATTACAAATCCACCTATCTTTAAAATCATTGGAAGCATTCATTCAACCATAGCCAAACAAGACAAGTATTGGAGGAAAGCCGATGATATGGGAGTTGGAGCATGGTGGGTTCCTCAATGCGATTTAGGAGAATTTAAGCATGGTTGAGGATATGGGAACGACTAAACGTGGAAATCTTTCGCAGCGGCGTAAGTTGGCAATATGGGAGAGAGAAAAAGGGAGGTGTATGGAATGCTTAACAAAGCTAGTGACTGGTGGGTTCATTTTCGAACACGTTCGAGCGCTGGAGCTGGGGGGAGAGGATACAGACCAGAACATCAGGCTGACTTGCAAGCCTTGCGCGACCACGAAAACGAAAGTGGATCACTCGACAGCAGCCAAAGCCAAAAGACAAAAAGCCAACCATCTTGGCTTAAAATTGTCCAAGACCCCGCTACCAGCTGGGAAAAATTCCAAATGGAAGAAGAAACTCAACGGACAGTTAGTCCTCAGAAACAGTGGAGAGTGACGATGAATAAAGGCCAAATGCAAACAGTTCTTAGCAAGGTATCTGATACGTTTGCTAAACTCGATGAATATAACTTCAAAGATTTGCTAGGAAATACAGCGGTATTTGCCAACATGAAACTGGAGAATCCAGTGGATGAATGGAGCCTAGCCATCATCATGTCTGCCTTTGCAGATGCGAAAATCAGTATTATGCCGGAGAAAGTTGAAGCCTATCGGGAGTCAATGATGTGGACTGCCATCGCTGCCGATCTAAAGGAAGATAAGCGCAATCAACTTCCTCGCATCAACGCATCTATTGAAGCTGCTTTAAATTCAGTCAATTTTAATGAGGCGGCTCAATGAGTAAATTAAAGCTATCTAAAGTTGAGGAGATATTGGATGGAAATGAATCATATTCTACTATTGTGGATTATCTCCGCTTATCGAGAAGATACGGAACAAAAGTTAAATTTGCTGCCACTGACACTGAATTGCTTGAGGTGCTTGGATGTTTATCCTACGCATCCGTATCCGGTAAATTAACAAAATTATGGAATATAGGTCTTGTTATAAGGACATATACGACAGAAAAAGAACGGAAAAAACGGGGTTCGGTAGCCTATGTTTACACTATGAATTGAGATACCTCCCCCCAGTTACCGGCTGGGGGGTTTTTCTATCAAGTAAGATAATGGTCCTTTGATTGGCCGTATCCCAAGAGATGACATACTTTTTCCAGCATCTATCATTATATCGTTTGCCTTTTTATCAGCAGCGTCCAATTTTTGCTGGCGAACAGCCGGTGTTAAATTTGAATTATCTTTATCGATTAAACGCTGAGCACGAATTCCTTTTAATTGAAGATCAGCCTGTCGCATTGCCATAATTGGGGCGCTATCTGTCCAATGCACTTTACCATCTTCATTATAAGCCCCCAATGGAGTAAGGATTTTGTTCATCACTCCCATATTGGCTGCTGTTGGGTTTTTCTCATAATTAGCAACGGCCTTACGACCTTGGTTTTCTGCTTCTACAGCAAGATTATGTAACTCATAATAGCGCGGAGAAGCATCCCATTTTGATGGGACAAATGATTTAACAATTGGCATATCTTCCATTTTTGTTGGAATACCGCCGATAAGATTTGCTACAAACTTGGATACCCCTTCAACACTTCTGCCAGCGCCGCCAACTAAGAAATCAGCTATATGTTGAATATCATCTGGGTAAAGATCCGTAAATGTTCCGGATGGTTGTGCGGAATTACCACCAGCTGATGTGTTGAGCCATTTCGTAAATTCACTGTATATCGGAGCAGTGTTTTTACTTTCTTGCTCAGCTTGAACAAGTCCCTTATTCCAAGTTGTCTCTGGAGGATGAATAGGGCTTCCCATCCAGTTCTGGTTATACCAAAGATCGACTGCTGGACCAATAATCGAGGGCAATAGCATTTGAGCTAATGGACCAGATGATATTGGCATAGCTGACCAAAACGCTCCAGAAAGAGCATTTGATGCTATTTCTGCACCTGTAGATTGGCCTGTTAACGCCAATGCAAATTGAGAACCAAGGTAGAATGGCAAATTGAGCTGAGATCCAATAGGGATTTTATAATAATCTTTTGGCCCCGGACCAGTCTTGATAATGATATTGCCTTGCTTTTCCCATTCAGGAATTGCCATATAGTTTTTGCGGCCCTTTTGCATTTTGTCATCATCTGACATTGCCATATTACGAATTGCATTGGCAAAACCTAAGCCCAGCAAAGATGTAAACACAGCTGCGCCGCGCTTGGTCTTTAACATTCTACCCCACATGAAGGTAGGCTGTAGAGCTGCGTTAAAGAACCATTTATAATCACTAACAGAAACTCTACCGCGCCGATTAAAGTTAACGGTAGAATCCCGTGCCATTAATGCTGCTTGAGCATCTGAATAGCCTGAATCGACAGCTGACTTAAAAACAGCAACGCGGGTCGCTTGTTCAAAAGGCTCATTGAGCTTACCCATCATGTTAGGGATAACATTGAGCAATTTCCAAAGAGGTTTAATCGCTTTTTCAGGAAGAGTTCGCCATGTTACGGGGTCTGCATAACCAGCAATTTTTTGTAACCTGTTGGCAACCTGCTCTAGCTCTTCTCCATTATAATGACTCAGCTTGCCACCAGCATGACGCCATTGATCGTAAAGCTCCAACTGTTTTTTGCTGGCGATACCCATTTCAACGCGGATAGTCATTGTTATAGCTGGGAGCCAATTAATAACAAATCGAGCTGCTACTTTAGGATCTTTAATAAACGAATAAACAAAAGCATCAGCAACGTCTCGGCTAACGTTCTTGCTCATAAAATCTAGGTTTTTACCCGTCTGAAGCTGAGAGTAATACTGATTTACTCCCTTCCACATCTTCAGCATTTCACCTTGTTTGTTGATACCTAAGCGCTTAAACGATTCTGCCAAAGCCTCGTTATTCAAGCGAATAAAGATTGGTTTTCCACCAGACTTGAGAACAACGGTGTTTGGCGTAATCATGGTATCTAACTTCCACGCCACGAAACCATTTTCATCAATTATCTTTTTCATAATAGGTTTATTAATTACCCAAAGATCGGGATTTGGGTTTTCCTTGGCTAACTTATAAAGAGTTTCGCCAACAAAATTCTTTTCAATTCGATATATGCCTTCCTGAGCGCGTAGGATGGTATTGATAACTGGGTTATCGGCAATGGATGTTCTTCCGGTTGCCGTTTTCCATTCGGATGGAGTAATTCCTATGCCCTTGCCAACATTCATATTTGAAATGTTGAATGTCATATCATCTGAAGCGTCACGCTCTGAAAAACCAAATAAGGGAGCATGGTCAGGCTCAGCCTTTTGAAGTTCGTCTGCATCGACTTGAGATATCAAACCAGCTTCAACACGACGAGCCGTATCCCGATCTCGAATATCGTGAACGTCTTTTAGCAATTCCTTAAATTCGCTTGCCCTATTGCCGCTTTCAACCTTTTTAATAATGTCTAAGGCTGTTTTGGTCATCAAGCCAGAGCCGCCATCAGGCATTTTTAAATTGCGAGCAGCAATAATTTGATTTCTATTTATAGCAGCCTTAGCATAAGCGTAGACACCAAGTTCGCTAAGACTAATTTCCATTTTTTTCATTTTATCAAAAAGTGGAACAGCTTCTTTGTTTTGAATATCAGTCATCCCCTCAGCGACTTTGCCGGGCATTAGGTTGGTCATCATATAGACGCCAAGTTCGTCTGGTAATGGAGCGCCTTTGCTTTGCTCAATGGACTTCTCAACTGAGTATTGATAAATAAATTCATCTTGAATATCCCGACGAATTTTACCAAAAACTCCTTCTTTTGGCTCTTCAAATGATTTTGCAACGGGTTTTTTAGTGCCCCTGTTCATACCATTTGCTTCATTAGCCTTATTTATTTCGTCAACCGTTTCAGGATCAAATGAATTAAAAGAATAATCCATATCATCTGGTTTGATTGACTCAGACTGCATATCCATTCCCTGAGCAGGATTGTCAGCTGCATTAGCGCGTTCATTTAAGAAATCACGCATCGTCTTTGTAGGAAGCCACTTAGAACCAGCAATGCTAGCATAGAATTGCTTTAGCGCTTCAGCTAACCGCTTAAAGAATTTCTCAACTACTGATTGAGGCTTAGCTTCTGAATTAGCCCAACGAGCCGTCTGGTCAGCAAACCACTCTGGAAATTTTTCCCAATATGGTGGCAAACTTCTAATAACAGCATCAGGGTTAGTTATCTGGGTAATTTTAGCAGTTGTATGCGCTCTTAATGAATCGATAAATTCCCGACCTGTCATACCCTTTGTCGAGGCTAACCATTTAGTATGTTCTGCCTTGATAGCATTCTGAGTAGCCTTGGGAAGATTTTTAAAATATTCTTTTTCAAGAACATGGCCCATCTCATGCGCTAATGTCTCAAGCATTTTGCTGATGCGAGAATGAGAATTTATAGTAATATAATGAACACCGGGCATTATCCGTGCTGTATGAGAGTTACCTGATGCAGCAGAAGCATAAATGCTTCTATACGGACCATGAAAAGTGCTGGTGGGGACATCTTCAGGAGCAGTAAGGTAAATTTTGGCGTCTATTCCCATCATCTTAGCCCATTGGGTAAAGACACCAGCAATTTCAGGTTTAATGCTTTTTGATACGACTAACTGAGATCCACCAACAAATGGACCATTTGGGTCTGCATCATATGCAGCTTTATCTTTAACAAGAAATTCTTTCTTCGCTGCCTTTAAATTACGCAATTCAATTGGAGTGAAGCCTTTATTAGATACAATGGAATCAATATCTTTTCTGGTAACCTCTACAGAATTACCCGCTTTTTTAACGGCGGCATAAATTGGAGTAGTATCATTGCCATTGAAGACCGAAAGCAAACCAGTCTCTGACGCCTTATCATGATAAATAACAATACTACCTTTTATTTCTTTAGCCGCGTCCTTAATCCAGTTAGGGTATTTTGGAGCTTCTGGCTCAGGAAGCTTATTCTTAGCAATATCCAATAAATCTTTTTGGCCTAAATCACCAAATAAACCAGCTGGTTCTTTTTGTTCAGCTTTAGCCCTCATCGGCTGGTCAGCACGACGTTGAGCCAATTCTGAATCAGGAATTTTTTCAGCGCCGGGGATTACTGTCTGCGGCTTGCCTTCAGCACCAGCTTCCTCAATAGGTGCAGCTGGATTTTCCGTCACCATTGTATCTTTTAGTTTTTCTTCAAACTCTTTAGGGACAATTTCCGGAATAGGCTCGCTAGGTTTTTCAGCTTTTGCTTTTGCTGTGGGTTGTTCGGTAGGTTGGCGTGTTTCTCTGCCAGCTGGCCCAGCTTCCTGCTTTGGTGATGGTTCAACATTAGGTTCTTCCTTGTTAATCAGGTGCTGATGAACGGTATTCCAGAAGTCATCACCAACAATATCGTGAATGGTTGACTCTTCACCGGGAAGAGCGTCAGCAAGATGGGCAGCTGCTGCTTCGTGGAGCGCTTCTTCTGCGCCCTTGTTGTCACGCAACATAATGATAGCAGCATCCCTAACAAGCTCATCGCTCGCCGTGTGATCCATATCTTTCAATAAATCACGAACGTCCTGCTCATTCGATCCAAGACGGAACTGCTCTTCGTCGGATAGCTTTCTATCATTGACGTTATCGGCCTCTTCTGCGTCTACCGGCTTTTGCTTTTTGTTACGCAGATCATTTTTAAACTGCTCAACAAACTCAGATGTTGGACCGTAGTGACCGCCTTCACCATTCATTACCTGATTGTAATGTTCTGGATAAAAGCCTTCCTCAACTGCACGGGTTGCAGCGTCCTCAATCGAAAGACCATCTGGCCTTACCAGTCCGGGAACACGATGCAGATCGCGAGCACGAAGCTCACCGCGCTCGTCCTTGACGCCACCAATCGACTTAATAAAGCCAACTAAACCTTTAAAGTTTACAGGTGCAGCTCTTTTCTTGGGGATAACTACAGCTGGAGCCTCCTTAGGGGCAGCAGCTTCAGGAGCTGGCGCAGCCTCAGGAGCTGGAGCAGCCTCAGAAGCTGGAGGCTTTGCACCTTCTAAAATAGAGCGATCAGGAATCTTGCCTTCAAGTATGGCAGGAGTAGGAGCCTGTGCAGCTGGTGGAGGTGTAACAATAGGTTCAGCAGCAGGGGCGGCTGGCTCAGCAGCAGCTTCCTTCATTGCATCTAAAGGGGGAACGCCTTTATTAATAAGATCTTCAGCCCTTTGTGATGGAGAAGCCGCTTCTGGTGTAGGTGGCGGTGGTGGTGGAGCAGCAGCTTCTGGCTTTGGTGGAGCAGCAGCTTCTGGAGCTGGCTTACCATACAATACAGCACGGTCATCATCTGTAAGAGGCGATGGCGTAGATTTATTCTTCACAGCACTTGCAGCTTTAGCCACACGCTCTGAAGGAGACATTTCCATAATGTCATCAATTCCCCAACCTGTACCCTTTAAAATGCTTGCTTGATTTTCATCTATTGGAGCTTGAGTTTTAGTGGCATCAGGGGACGGAGGGGGCTCCGCCCCCTGCGCCTCAACCGGCTCCTCAGGGGAGGGCTGAGCGCCGGGAGCTTCAGTGGAAACCTCGGGGTGAGTGCCAAATTCTTTACGTTTATTCTCCAAATATGCGTCATCAGCGGTCGTGATCTTGTAGCCCTCTACATCCTTACCACCGACCTGACGGAACAGCCCTGCCATTTGGGCAGCTTCCTCTGGCGTCATCTTGGCAATACGGTCAAGCGCATCTTCTCGGCTCATGCGACCTGAGAGAATGTCATTTTCAAATCCCGACATCAACGCCGAATCATTGTTGACCGGGAATGCGGCATTGTATTCAGCTGTGCTTTCACGGCCTTCTTTTGGAGGAGCAGCTGCCTCTGGTCCAGCACCGGGGCCACCAGAAGGAGGAGGAGGAGGAGTTTCAGCACCACCGGGGGGAGTTTCAGCACCACCGGGAGGCGTGTTAGTTCCTTGAGTAGGGGTGCTTTCTTTACCTTTTAATAGGTGCATAGCTTCAAATGGAATACCAGAGGCGATGCCAATGCCGTAGGCAACAGCAATATCGGAAGGCGACATCCCTTCAGAATCTTTTAAAATTACATTTCCACCTGCATCGACTTTTGGCTTCCCAGTATCCAAATCAATATCTGGAACTTTTGTAATTTCATTTTGAATAACGGATTGAGCTGTACCTAATGGGGCATACACCCCAAGGTTTTTAGCAACGCCACCTAAAAATGTTTTTGCTCCGGGAATAAGCCCAAACACACCTCCAAATGTACCAGAAACAAGAGCTTCTTGCTTAGCTTGTGATTCAATTTCTTTTTGGTGCTGAGCATATAATTTATCGTATTCAGTCGTATCACCAACCAATAATTGCTTGCTCAACTCATCTGGATTTGGACTTCTTTTAATTGTTTCATCGACAATTGATTTGGCAAACTCAGTAGCACCACCAAATAAAGCGCCACCCGCTGCTTTACCGAATATTGTAGCAGCAGCTTGTGGTGCTCCTGAAACCATTGTTCCAGTTAAATCTGTTAATGCTCCAAGCGGATCTTTCAATATGCCGTTATAAACACCACTAGCTAAATCAGTTAGACTTCCTGATTTTCTGGCTTCTAGAACTGTTTTTGAAAAATCTGTTGGTGGAAGTGCATTAATTTTATTTTCTAATTGTTCTTTACCAGCAAGGGCTTGTGCTTCTGTATTTTTATAATCAGGAATAAGGCTGGTATTAAGTGATAACTCAGTTAAAGGATCAAAGCGCTCACCAGCCGCCATGCGCTTCATAATATCGCCTTCGCTTCCCGGAGGAAACTGTTCTCCGTTAGCGATACGGTCTTTAAGATCTTGCAAATGAGCTGCTGTAACTGTAGTTGCGCCACCTTGAACGGAACGCATTTGTTTTTCAATATCTAAAACGCCCGGTATACTTTCAACGCCAGTCAAAGGAACCGCTGCTGGGGTTGGTGCAGCTTCATTTAAATTGCTTGGCCGTGGAACAGGAAGCGGAATATCCGCTGGGCGCGGAATAGGTAAAGGAATTCCGGGCGCGGCAACGCCTTGAAGCGGAGGAAAATTTAATTCCTTTTCATCAGGAGGTCCAGCTTGCTGAAATGGATCAAAATCAACCGGAGCGCCTAATTTTGCTTCTTCAATCGGAGGTTCTTTGAAAGGATCGTAGCTTAGAGCCGCACCGAGTTTTGCCATTATCATTCCACCGGGTAATGTTTTCCGTCCTTAACAACATACCATTTTCCATCAGGCGCGTAAGTAGCAGTAACCGTATCGTTGCCAATTTGAATTCTTTTTTGAGAGCCGGTCGTTAAATTGGCATTTGGGTTTGATTGAGCTGGTTGATTTGGTTGATCTTGCGGAACTTTTGGAGCACTATTGGCCATAGTTGGGCCGGTATCAGCCCCACCAACAGGCATAAGAGATTGATCCGGAGCTACTGGAGGAGCAGAAGCACTCGTACCAAACAATCTTTCCCAAAGGCCGGGAGTTGCCGGTGGAGGTGGTGGGGGTGTCGTTGTTGGAGAAGGGGTTGATGCTTGAACTCCCATCTTTTGGTCAATCAACCTTTTTCTTGTAGCAACAATTTGTTGAAGCCTATTGATTTCTACCGAGTCTGGCGTTTCAGAACCCATAGCAGCAGCTAGTTGTCTTTCAAGATTATCTTGAGTCGCAAGTGTTTGTTTTGTTTTAAGGGGAGTTGAAAAATCTACCCCAATTCCAGCGCCGGAATTATCAAGATTATCAGCTTTTGAACCATATAAATCTGCACGAGCAGCATAATAAGGAGCTTGCATATTCATATTTGCGTTGGCTTGCTGAATCGCTGCAATCTTTTCCAAGGCAGACATTTGCTGAGTACGCATGGCCGAAAGAGGAGACTGAACATCAGCCGCAGCGTTACTAACACTCTCTCCAAAGCTACCTGTTTTAGTTGGGGCAAGAAAGCCTTGTGCAGCGCCCAGCCATAAAGGATCTATATTTCCTAAAATACCTTTAGGCGTACTAGCATTAGCCGCATTTTGAAGCGCGGAAACAGCATTTGCATTCGCGGTGTTCGCTTGAGCTTGCCAATCTGTCGTATTGTCAGCCATAATTATTTCCCCTTGCGACCGCGTGTAGACCGACGATTTGGGTTACGTTTGATTTCTTCTGTCTTAACAACACCGCCCTTAGCATAAATACCAAGCGATTTGCCGAGCGATGCAGCGCCTGCAATTTGCGAAAGAGGAGATGCGGTATATGAGGATGCTGGGGCAGTCGTAGATGTAGCTGAATCTGTTCCATACGGCAATCCACGGATCAACGAATTCATCATGGATAATTGTTGAGCTGGGTATTGTTTTTGCGTCAAGAAATCCTGATAGGCGGTATCGAGATTCTTTTGATTTTGCGTCTGCTGTGTTTGACCAGTGGCTTCCAAAGCTGCTTGATCGCGCAAATCCATAGTCTGACCTAGATTTGCAGTATTGCCCATTTGGTTTGCAGCAGCAAGTTGGTTTGCAGCTGTTTGAGAAGCAAGATTTCCAGCAGTTTGACCAAGAGCTGCTTGACGAGAAAGATCGGCCTGAGCTGCGGTCATTGCCTGACCATAGCCTGTGTTCAAAGCGGCATTTTGTTGAGCCAATGCGCTTTCCTGCGTATCGCGCAACGCATTACCCACTGCCGTCTGCATTGGAGCCGAGCCAAACTGACCAGCACGAATAAAGTTTGAGTTGATCGATGGCATAAGGTTTTCGCTAAGATTTCGCCCAGCCAATTGACCAATACGATCCGTAACAGCGGAGTTATACGGATTCATATAATTATTAACGACCTGTGGTGCCGTTTGATCGGCACTATTCAAATAAGACTGCGCTGTACCTAGCGGATTAGCGTTGCCAGCTTCCGTTGTTAAATTTAGCGCATTGTTAATATCAGGCTGATATTGCCCAACATCAGCTGCTGTATTTGCAAATGCTTGGTTTTGCGCTCCAGTAAATTGAGCTAGACGAGGTCCGCTATAGGGTTGATAAGGTTCAGCAGCAACGGCATTAGCTGTACTTAGCAACCCTTGAGTGTAATCCGACATGAATTGCGGAATACCTGTGGTTGCCGTTCCGTAATTCGTCGTCGATGGAGGCGGTGAGCCTTGGAAAAGAAAATCAAGAACGCCCATTACCTTAATCCCTTTATGTACGAGAGGGGTGCCTTAGCATCCGGTGCAAATTTGCCTTTAGCTAATGCGCCACCTTTTTGTTTTCTAATTTCTTCACGCATTTTATCGAGCTTAGATGCTCCAGCATCTGATGAACCATTCCCAAGCATTGAGACGGTCTGTGCGTCAATGACGTACTCACCATCTGATAACTTGGCTGGTATACTATCGGATGTACCCGTTCCACCGCCTTTAACATATGTCCCCTGCGCAGCTTTTAATGGCGACACTGTATTGGAATCTGTTTGGTCTAATGGGAGTGTATTGTTGCTAAAAAATAACTTCTCAGGACCATAGCCATAGTTTGTGTCAACCATTGGCTGTGTTTGAACGCGATTAAAATTGACGTTAGATAGCTTTTGACCATTTTGAGCATTAATCTCGGATTGAGCAGCCTGCGCTGCTGCATTTGCTGCACCAGAATCATTGCTTTTTCCACCAAGAGCGGCAGCGGCCAACATCAAGGGAGCTGCTTTCATAAGCGATGATATAACATTAGATCCGCCAGACTGTGTAACACCAGAAATGCCTCCACCATATGAAGTGGCTCTTGCTGCCGGGGTCATACTGCCTTCGGCAGCATTAAGAGAGCTTGGGCCTTGATTACCGCCCATCTGGGATAACATTCCCCCCTGTCCAGTCACACCCAAAGATTGAAGGACCATTGGACCTAAGCCGCCAGCTAATGCTCCGCCCCCGATATCTCCGCCTGTAATGGCATTTATGCCAGCTCCAACAGCAGCGTTTCCTAAGGCACCTGTAATCCCAGATGACAATGCTCCGCCAGTAACTCCACCGATGGCATCTCCAATAGCTCCACCTACGCCGGGAAGTAAGACATTGGCAGCAATGGGAAGCAAATAATCCCAGAATGAAAATTCAGGAAGATTAGTCTTTGGGTTTATACCGCCCCCAAAATTCTTTTTTAGCCACGCATATTCTGTAGGATTAACATGGACAAGCATAGTATCGCCGTTGCGACCAGCCGCCTTAACTTCATCAGCCTTCTGCGCCAAACCGCCTTCCGCGAACCGACGCGGAGGAGAAAAGTTAAGAACTACTGGACTAAGACTTTGCTGTGCCATCATGGTATTACCTGTAAAAATCTCTCGGCCCAATCACGCCAATCTGTGTATTGATATGGAATTGGTGCAACGCTCTGCCATTTTTGATTGATAAGAATAACACCAGTTGCCCAATTTTGCCAGTTGTCAGGACTATCTAATTTCCCGACATCACCATAGGTATTGAGAACGGGTGTCATCTTGTCTGCCCATTCCATTACTTCCATGTTTCTTGGGTCAATACCAATCACGACTGCACGGCTCCCAGCAATGTACCGTCCGCTGGTTCAACGTGAGCCAAGCAAAGACCCATCTGATAATCACCATCAATCACATTGCTGCGAAACTTAAACCGCATTTCACGACGAATGGTTTTGAAAAACACTACCTGTTCAGGAGGAGATGTAATGCTTGCAACATCTGGGAACATCATTTCTTCAGATGTAATTTCAGCTGAACGGGCATTAGAGCGACCCGAAACCGATACCGTCATTGGCCCAGACTGCACAAAGTCGGGTTCGATAAGGGTAATGCGAAGGCTTTTGTTTTGCGATTGTTCAGCTGCGGCAACCGAAATGTCACTCGTTTCAAAGTAACTTTCAATTGGATTGATGAACGAACCGTTTAACTCATTGACACCATATTCATGCTGCCAAAGGCTATATCCAGTTAATGTTGCAACATTAATGGTAAATCCGGTTCCTGTCCCGCCAATCAAAAATGAAGATACGGTCAAGACATCGCCAACCGAATATCCAGTTCCTCCCGAAACAAGCGTTACGCTGGTAACAGTATTCCCGGAAACGGTAACATCGACTGTAGCTCCCGACCCATTAATGCTCGATGAATTAATTGTAGCTACATTATAGTATGTGCCATTGGTGTAAGTTGAACCGCCGACAAGTGTACCAAGCGAAGATACGGCATTGTCAGTAGTTGTGCCTATCATCACCGGATACTGAAATACCCTAGCAAATTGACCATTACTCCGGCCACCATTAGGTAGAACAGTGTCGTACCAAGTTTGTTCACGAACATTGTAAATGATAGCACGATCACACTCCGTTGAGCTTCCAGATGGGTAGCACCACCAAATTTCACCAAACCGGGGAACCTTTGTTGCAAATACTTTTTGGCGTTGGGAATAATTCAAGTTGTCAAAGAAGAAGTTAAGATTGAGGTTATTGGGTACTTCTCTGACTACGCCGTTATATGACAAGAACCGATCCAAACCGCACCAATAATAAATGCCATCATACTCAATGACAGACTGGGACGATAAGATCGACGACATATCCGAAATAGTATTGAAGGAAAATGTTGGGTTGGAGCCAGCTCCCGTGCTGCCGATAAACGACATAAGAATTACACTGTCTAAACTGAATAGTAGAGCAGATGGTGAGTTGGTGGAACCGCCACGGGTAACAATACCGGCAACAATTTTCTGAGCCGTTACATAGGCTGCACCGCCGCCCGATGTCGTTGTCCAATCAGTAGGATCGCCGGGAGCAGACCAAGCAACATAACCATTGTTGCCATAAGCTACCAAGTACGGAGAAAGTGCCATAATGCCACCAGATACCGATGGGGATGTCCCACCTAGCGGCAACAAGGCTGTATTGACGGATATGTCTCCACCATAAATTTGGAAGTTAGATGAGCTGGCAATGTCATTAAGGTTCGTAGCAGCATGGGCAATTAAAGCTGTGCCAGCCGTTGCCGTATCAAAGATAGCATCAAGCGACCACATATTGTTGGCATTTGCAACAAGGGCCGATGGTGTCCAGTCGTATACCGCTGATCCAATACCACTTGAATCAATAGTCATAGATTGCAGCAAACCAGAACTACCAGATGTAGTGTATAACAAACCATTTAATGGATATGTATACATACCCCGAGATAAACCGCTGAAACCGCTAGTGATATGGCGGTATCCGCCTATCTTGCGAGGCAACCCGCGCTGGAACCGAACCCACTGCCCATCCACATAAAAGTCACCTTCAAACACGGATCCATCGCGTTTGATACCGGGTTTAGATTGAATGTGAAGTGGGGAAATAGCCATTAGCCAAGGCTCACTGCATAAGCCAAAGCAATGCTATCAGTTTGGGACGTTGAATAAACCTCCAACGTAGCTCGTGCAGCAGCAGCTGTAATTGTTGCTACCATGACACTAAACCCAGAACCAGTACCACCAAGGTATGAATTATTTACCGAAAGAATATCACCAACGCCATACCCAATGCCGGGGTTATTAAGAACAATAAACGTAACGGACCCGCCAAATACAAGCATATCTGCGGTTACCCCAGCACCAGAACCACCAGTGAGCGGGATATTATAATAATTGCTGCTTACATATCCGCTACCACCAACTAAAGTGCTAAAGGTTGCAATGGATGCTGGAGTTGTAAAAAGAGCCTGACCAATTGCTGTGCCGCCAAGATTAGTCAAGGCTTGAGTTGTCGTTGTAGATTGGAATACGGAGATACCTGTTGAACCGCCGCCCAAATTAATTAAAGCAGCGCCAGCAGTAGTTGCCCCCGTGCCACCGTTTGCAATTGATATTGGAGTTGAAATACCAGCAGTTGCTGCGTTTACAACATTGGTTCCATCGCAATAAAGAATAGCGCGTGAATTTTGTGTAACAGCATATCCGGTTCCAGATGCTGTTGTAATTGTAAGAGAAAACGCGCCAGTTGTAGAATTATCTACCCAATATTGCTGAATTGTTGGAGGAACAATAATAACGCGATTGCCTGTCAATACACCTGTAAAACGATAGGCAATTTTGTTTTGTTCTGCAGTTGAAAGCGTATAGTTTCCCGTGCCAGCTACAGCAATGGATGTATAGTTAAATGCAAAGTTAACATTCTGACCATACCCAATCGTGTAATACCCGGTTCCATCACAAACAATAAAGCATGAATTAGTAGGTGGTATATCCTTGGTTAACCCACCATCAATTAAATCACTTCCCGCTGGATCAATAGTAATATTGCCTGTGCCTTGGTTCCTAATGCTGATAAACCAATCGTTACCAATGCTTGCTGCTAATGGAAGAGTAAGAGTTCCAATGCCACCAGTCCAGACAAGAAGTTTAGAGCGATCTGTGCTTCCCGTTGTATAATTGAAGTTAAATGAACTAACGCTTTGTGATTGGTTAAGCGTTGAGGCAATTGCCTTGATGCCATATCCAGCCAACGCTCCAGCTGTGGCCGAAGATACGCCAGCCCCATATTGAAGAACTTGCCATGCACCATTAGCTGAAGTGTTGTCGGTAACATAAACTTGCCAAAGAAGGCCAGAATCGACCGACATAATGGTATTGCCACCAGCATCCCGAACGGTGAACGTGGTTGTTCCCACGTTATTGAATAAGATCGTTTGACCTTGCGATGCCAAAGCAGCAGATGGCAAAAACACACTACGTCCAGAGGCGGTACAGTTAACGTCAATAATGCTGGCGGCAACATTGGTAGAAGGGACAGTCTCAAGCGGCCATTGAAGCACAACGTCTTGGGTGCTTAAATCAACAGCAAAATACGAAGCCTGACTTGGGTAAATAGTAGAACCGCCAAATACTTCAGTGTAACTCATATCAAGCCTCGGTTCTGGTTGTGCTGCGGTCAACAATGCGCTTCAAATCTTCTTGATTGATCGCAGCGACAGCCTCGGAGTAAAATTGTTTCCAAACAGGGATACGCTCATCATTCTTTAAGAATGGAGTAGCTTCCAATAACGCACCATAAAGAACCAATTGTGGGGCGTACTCAGTGATCCAGTTGGTTTGGTTTGAATCGTTGAGCAGCGCTGGAAGCTCGTAATACAGGATTTCAATTGGATAGTTTTGATCCGGAGTCGGACAAATAATCCAATTGTTGTAGTTATAATCAGCGTAAAATTTGGGTTGACCCGTTTGAGACTCATCAGGCCAATAGTTTCTAACGTACTCATAACTACGTGGAAAAATTGGAGTACGGGTAGCATTTCCCGTTCCAGTACCAAAGTTAAGAGAAATGGTTGTGCGCCAACGATCAGGCTTTGGATATACAGATACGCCAGCTTCAAGGTTTGTTGTTACCGCAACAATAAACCCTTCAATCTTCAGATCGGCAATAATGCGGCGTTCAGCCAAAGTAATAAGGCGGGGTATTTGCTGATAGACAATTGGATCAACCGCAGCCGAAGCTCCTCGCTCCAGATAATTCTGGATGTCGGTTTGAAGCTCGTTGAAGGTCATTCCAGTCTGAGAGGTCGCCATTTACCTATCCGGTCATGCTAATTGCGGTTTTCTCAACCGATGCCACTCGGTTCCCCCACGTTATACCATATCTATTCCAATCTGGCAGTCCCTGCAAAAAGGTAAGACGGTAGTTGCAGAGCTTACGAATCAGATCGCGGTCATCAGCAGATTTAACTGCTTGCATGGTTTGGACACCCATAACCCCATCAGCCGTAACTCCAAGGATCATTTGCAAAAACCGAATAGCACGACCAACACCAGAATTTACCGATAAATCATACAAGGCATAATCCAAGCCTTCAGGAAGCTCGCTACAGCGACAAGAAGCCCAAAAGTTTTTCTTATACAATGGTTTAATGTCGTCGGGGGTCAAAGCCTTCATATCGTCATGCGTTACTTGATGACCAACCCATGCTTCCCAAGTTGCTTGGGTTACACCCATATTGGTACACCCCTGACGACTATCAGCTAGGCGGTTTCCTTTATCATGCGGATCGTCCTGAAAACCACCTTCGGTCTTTAGGACAATATTAAAACATTGGTCAAAGTTGTCACTCATAGCATTGGTGTCGATTTGTAAATCATTTCATCTTTCCTTTGTGATCCGGTAGATGAACCAAAAAAGAAAGACAAAACAAGAATTACACCATCACGAAGCGTTGTCAGAAGCTCCGAAACCGATGGATCATTTATAGTTGACCAGCCAGCCATCTTTAATCCAGTGATGACAGCAAACCCACCAATAATCAAAACTGCTAAAACCCGGGGAATCCAATCCCGGGTTTCAATTTGCATATGACGGGCGCTATCCCGATCCTGTTCAGCAATCTGCTCAAGATTAATGTCCAATTGTTTCATTTGGACTTTGAAGTCCGCATCAATCTTTTTAATTGCAGAAAGTTGATCTGGAGTTGCAGTCAAAAGGGCAGATTGAATTTCATCAACAGACCCATCTTGATGCCCAAATAATGCACTAGAAATGGCACGGGTAGCCATACCAGCCAAAGGACCACCAAGAGCAGTAGCAATGGTTGGTGCGATATTCTCAATCAACCCGCCCCATTTTCCAAAATCCATTATTCATTACCCTCTTTAGCATCTTCAGAATCAGTTTCCTGAACTTTCAATTGCTCGATAGCTTCAGCTTCAATGCGGTTAATTAAAGCGCGGGTTGCCCGAGCTGGCTTATCAAGAAGTGCGTCAAAGACTAAGTTAACTTCTTCGATGGTAAACGTAAATTCGATATTTTTCATTTTACTCTCCTTATTTAATAAAAAGGTCTTTAATGTTAGACCAAAAACCAACGATTCCTGCTAAGGCTCCGCCGATCATTACTCCTACTCCTCCTATAGCGACCATTGCTTTCCAAGACCCTTCAGCATTATGTAATATGCGAAGCATCTCTTTCTGGTCTTTTTTTATCTCAAGCATATCGCTTTCTAGCCTGTCAACCCTAGCTAAAAGCCCACCAATTGCTAGGCGAGAATCTTCCATGATTATGCTCTCTCTTAGCTATGGGCCATCATGCGCCCCAAGGCGGTGGTAGATTAACGCTTGTTGGCGAAATCTGTTGCTGAATCTGTGCGTCAATATTAGCTTCCAAAGCAGCAACCTGTTCTGCACCAAGAGTGGTCGTCGTCCAGCCTTGAACCTGAGTTTCGGTAAGCTGGGCATACGGCGTGTAAGGCGAACCAGCCACATAGGTCAGGCCAACTGTGCCATAAACAGATCCGGTATAAGTGCCATCGGTGCCGGTAAGAACCCAGTGAACTATAAAAACTACATCCGTCTGGCCTTCAGACTGTGGATATGCGGTGAGGGTCGGGAACGACCAAGTGTAAGTGTTAGACATTAATGTGTCTCCTCAGGAGTAGGAATAGGCTGCACTTGAACTTGAGCCTGTTCACGAATTTTCTGCACTAACTCAAACACTTGTGCGTATGGCGCATTGCCAAGTGCTTGAAGGATAAGATTGATATCGTTGATGTTAA